GATAAAACAGTCATATCAGCTTCTAGTAAAGCTGACAATTTAAGCAATCCTTCAGTAAAAGCAAGTCAAACATTTAAATGGAGCAAAAAACCATGAACGGAATGAAGATGCCTTTGGCACTAATAATGGCTATAGCTGTACAAGCAGGTGGTATGCTTTGGTATGTTAGTAAGATAGACAGTAAAGTAGAAATTATGTATTCAAAGTATGAACAAGCTAATCAAGAAGCTGTTATAGAAAATCAAATAATGATGCGTATTGATTTAGCTAATGTTGTAGAAGGTATGGCAATAGGACATGAACAAATTGAACTACTTACTCAGATGGTTGAAGAGTTACAAACAAAAACTTCAAAGTTAATTAAAGCTAAAAACAATCAAGGCAATGCTATTAAGAAACTAAAGAAACAAATTAAACTAAAACAAGATAAGAAAAAGAAAAAGAAGAAAAAGAAAGACAATGACTCAGCATGACTAAAGGTCTAGCTATACTTATTGGTTGTGTTATACTTGCTTTCTTAGTGACTATATGGATAGGTGCTGATGCTTTAAGGTGTACACCTCCTTGTATATAAATGACAGAGGTAGAAAGAAGTACACAAAGATGGAGATGGACAGCTCTAGTATTATATTTAGTAATTTGTTTTTATGATTTCTTGTTTGTACCAGTGTGGTATGGAATCAATAGACCAGACATTAGTGCTTTTATGGAAGTTATAAATGCTACAAGTGAACCAATGGTTCAGATGGAGCTTATGAAAAAGTTAACAGGTCAACATAGTCCGTTTACTTTGATGGGAGGTGGATTGTTTCACCTAGCTTTTGGTGCTATCTTAACAGGTAGTGCAGTAGGACTTAATAAATAGGAGACAACATGGGATATGGAAGCAACCCTTACGGGAAGAAAAAGAAACCAGTTAAGAAGAAGGGGAAGAAATAGTGAAAGGTGTAAAACATTATAAGATAGATGGTACATTGCATACTGGTAGTAGCCATAAGATGTCAGATGGTACTTTACATACAAATAAAGCACATACTAAAGCTAGTAAGAAACTGTTCCATCTTAAAGATTTAAGTAAAAGAGCGCAAGTAAAGGCTAAAAATGGCAGCTGATTCTAGATTAAAGAAAGCAGGTGTCTCTGGGTTTAATAAACCTAAGAGAACACCTAGCCATAAGACTAAAAGTCATGTAGTTGTAGCTAAGACTGGTAGTCAAATTAAAACTATTAGGTTTGGACAGCAGGGAGTCACAGGAGATAGAACTACTACTCCTAGGTCTAAATCTTTTAAAGCTAGACATGGTAAGAATATAGCTAAAGGTAAGATGAGCGCTGCTTACTGGTCTAATAAGGTGAAATGGTAGTGCTAGATTATGAAGTTAGAGTTTCAAGATTAGAAACTAGAGAAGATAAACAAGATATGCAAATAGCTAAATTGTTTAGTAAGATTGATGACACTAACTTATGTATACAGAAGATTAATAATAGTATGTTACAGATTAAGTGGAGTGTTTATGGTGCTATAGGATGGTACGTAATCACACAGATAGGGATAATAGAGGCACTAAGTATAGTATGATAGGATTTATAATAAATATAGCACCAATGGAATGTTATTTACTTCTGTTGAGTTTATCGTGATAGGATTTATAACAAATATAGCACCTATAATGTTAGGATTTATAGGCAAGCTATTAGCATTAAAGAGTCAAGCAGCAGCAGAAAACCAAAAGCTAATGATACAGAACTTACAAGTACGTAATGATTCTATTAATCAAGCTAGAGATAGAGCAGATAAAGAATCACCGATGGCTGCTATGAATAGAAGAATTATTATTTTAGTTATACTAGCTTTAATAATCTTTACTCAAGTAGCTCCAGTTTGGTTTAATGTTCCTACAGTAATACCTACAATTATAGAAGGCTTTAGTTTCTTAGGCTTTCAAATAACACCGGATGTAATAGATTATGTAACAATTCAAGCAGGTTCAGTATTAAAGATGGATGAGATATTTGGATGGGCGACAATGATTATAGAGTTTTACTTTGGTGCGCAACTAGCTAAGGGGAAGTAATGACATACAGAGAATTAATTAATGAAGTACTAATAAGATTAAGAGAAACTACAATTGCTTCTGATTGGAGTGGTGCTTTAAATGACAGCACAGTAGTTTCTGATTACCATAAAGTTATAGGTGCTTTAGTTAATGACTCCAAAAGAAGTATAGAGTCTTATAATGATTGGATGGCTTTAAGAGAAACAGTTACTTTTAATACAGTAGTAGGCACTAAGAATTATAATCTTAGCGCAGGGCAAGAGTTTAAAGTACTAGATGTTATAAATCAAGCAACAGGTAACGAACTGTTACAAGCAAGTAGGACTTTTCTTAATAGGCAGAAGTTTCCTACTGACCCTACAGGTGAACCTCACTACTATGGTTTTAATGGAACAGATAGTTCTAATAATTTAAAAGTAGACTTATCTCCTATACCTTCAACTGTTCAAGCTATTTCTTTTGATATAGCTAAGTATCAAAACAGTCTTACTGCTGCTGCTGATATATTAAAGATACCAAGCAAGCCAGTAATACTAGGTGCTTATGCTAGAGCTTTATCAGAACGTGGTGAAGATGGTGGAACACAATCATCTTTAGCAGCTGAAGAAGCAGCAAGTTCTATTTCTCAAGCTATTATGATGGATAGTGGTAATGCTCAATATGAATCTGATTGGTACATGGGAAATAAATACTAGTGGCTAAAGAATTAGTTTATCAACCTTTAAGTGACTTAGGTGTTAATGGATTAAATACACAATATAATCCAGCAACTCTATCTCCTACTTTTCTTACATCTGCTGACAATGTAATGATAAGAGAATCTGGAAGAATATCATTTAGAAAAGGGTTTAAACAGAAAGTTGTACCTACTGGCACAGCTATAGGTTCTATGATAGAACATAACGACCAAGGTACTAATAAGATATTTGCTAGTTTTGGTACATCTATTTACACAGTAGACTTTACTGCACCTAATGCTGCTTTTGCTTCTGGTGCTAACATTAAAAGAACAGTAGCTAATTCAACAGGTAATTGGCAGTTTGTAAACTTTAACAATAGATTACATTGTTTTCATGCAGGTGTTGTAACTCAAAGATATAGTGGAGCTTCTGATACTGGAGAGCGTTGGTCTGCTCATCAAAATGCTACTGCAATAAATGATGGTAGTAATATAAATAATTCTGTTACTACTATAACAGTAGATAGTACAGTAGGTTTTCCACCTGAAGGTACATTACTTATAGAAAGCGAAGTTCTTTCTTATACAAGTATTACAGCTACGACATTTGTAGGATTAACTAGAGGTGTAGGTTCTTCAAGTGCAGCAACACATAACAACGATGTAGCAGTTACATCATACGCAACACCAGCAGGAGTTACTACATTTAACCCTAGTTGTGGTATGGGTTTTTATGGTAGACTTTGGTGTGGTGGTATTTCAGCAGCAAAAGATGTTCTTTATTATTCTGTTTTACTAGATGGTGATGATTGGAATGGTACTGGTTCTGGCTTTATTGATTTAAAAACAGTTTGGAATAATGATGAGATAGTTCATATAGCACCTTTCTTTGGAAAGTTAGTTATATTCGGTAAGAGTAATATAGCAATATATAACACACCTACTGACCCTGCTAACATGGCTTTAGATGAAGTAATTAGTGGTATAGGATGTGTTAATAGAGATTCAGTACAAACAATTGGAGATGATTTAGTATTCTTATCAGCTACAGGATTACGTTCATTAAACCGTACAACAGAAAAAGAAAACTTACCTTTAACTGATTATAGTCTTAATATTAAAGATACATTAATTAGAAATATTGGTAATAGTACAAATGTAAAATCAGTTTATTTAGAAAGTGAAGGTGTTTATATTCTAACTTTTGTAGACAATAACATAACTTATGTTTTTGACTTTAAACAATTTACTCCTAATGAAACTCCTAGAGTAACTACTTGGAGTTTTCTTAATGATAGAGAACCTTCAGCTATGATTGATTCAGAGTTATATAGTGGGTTAATGTCAGGACAGAAAGACGGAGGAATAGCAAGCTATGAAGGTTTCTTTGATGTTGATATGTCTTTTGTTTCTAGCGCTGTTGTATTAACTAATGCTCCTATCACTGCTGATATATCTTCTATATGGATTCAAATGGGAGAATCTTATACTGCTGCTTTATTAAAAAGAATGGTTCTTGTTTTACAAGGAGGCTCAGGTGCTATTTTAGGATTAAAATGGTATGTAGATTATAACATCAATCCATCTTCTACTGTACAAATAGCTTTAAATCCTGTAACATCCGGTATCATAGCTTTATGGGGTGCTTCAAGTTCTTTATACGGAGCAACGACAGCTACTCATACTCACGTAGCTACTACACATCCTAGTAATTCTACTTTTACACCTGTGTATGGATTACAAGAATATAGAACATCTTTGTCAGGGAGCGCAAAACAATTAAAATTAAACTTAAGTATTGTTAGTAACGGTTACGATACTTCTATTCAAGATTTATCAATTATATCTAAACAGGGAAAAATACGATGAGTGATTATACTATAGCAGTAGCATGGAGTGGTAAGGATGCTTTAGCAGATTCAGATGCTAACAAAGTAATATCTGGAGGAGATTTTAATACAGAGTTTTCAGCAGTAAGAACAGCAGTAAATACTAAAGCTGATATTAATGGTAAAGCTAATGAAAGTTTTGCACTAAATAATGGCACAGTAGCAGGGACATTAGCTGTAACAGGAAATGGAACTGTAGGTGGCACATTAGGAGTAACAGGAAATACTACTTTATCAACATTAACAGTAAGTGGAGTACCTACTATACCTACTGCTGCAACATCTACTAACACAACACAAGCAGCTAGTACAGCTATGGTACAAGCAGCAATTGATGCAGATGTAGTAGTTCACGCTGCTCTTAGAGCAAGTCAAACTGTATTTGGACACGCTAAGATTTATACATCTGGCGGAGATTTATACATAGTGACAACATAATATGGCTGGAGATATTTACTTTAATGGTAGCAAGTTAACTGGACAACACGATGTCAAGTTAAATGGTACTGATATGGATAATGTTTATCTTAATGGTACAAAACTTTGGACAAGACATCCATATGCTATAGGTACAGAGATATTTACTTATAGTATAGGACCAGGTGGTAACTCAGATAATTTAAGAACAACTTTTTTTCAAACTTATCCATTAGCTTTTGATGCACAACCAAATTACACAGAAGGTAGTGGAGGAGCGCAAGATTCAAGGTTAAATTTTAATTTAGCAGCAGGATTTTATGTTTCATTTTACAGTCAAGCTCAACTTGGAACAGATTCGGATGGAACAGGTGCTAGTAACACAGGAGGCTCTCATGTCTTATATGTAGGTGGTACTGTATCTGGTTTAGCAAATGGTTTTAGTATTAGTTCTTCAGGTAATGGCGGTACTACATTTAAAGTAACTTATTCAGGACAATAATATGCCAACAGCAGAACAAATAGCACATTACTACGAAGGACTTTGTATAACAGTTGACAGTATTAATGCTGGAAAAACAGCCGAGATGGGTGATAGAGAATGGGAAATTCATAGTACAAGTAACATAGCGTGGTTAAGAACGATAGTTGATGCTGATTTCTGGACAGATGAAGATATGACAGCAGTACATTTAATAATAGATTAGGAGATAGAGATGGCAGGTGTATTTGATTTAATAGCAGGCGCAATATCAGGCGCAATAGCTTCTAAAGGAGCTAAGAAATCAGCAGCAGAAAACCAAGCAGGACAAGAAGCAGCAGCTAAATACGCATTAGATAACTCTATGCCTTATGATGTTACTGGTTCTTTAGGTGGTGCTAAATTTGATAATGATGGTAAGGTAATAGGACTAGGATTATCTGAAGATTTTGCTAAACAACAAACAGGATTCTTTGGTTCAGCTGATGCTAATAGAACTTACCTACAAGGTTTAGAAGGTAGTCCAGATGAAGCTGCTCAACGGTATTATGACCGTGGAATGGAGCTACGTGGACCAGAACAAGAAGCAGCTAGAGAACAATTAGATGCTACTTTAGCAGCTAGAGGAATGTTAGGTTCTTCTGGAGGAGCAGGTAGCCAAGCAGCATTAGCAGAAGGACAGAATCTTGCAAACATGCAAGGAAGAATGACTGCTGAAGATAGAGTCCAAGGATTAATAGATACTTATAGAAATAGAATAAGTGGAGATGTAAGTTCTGCTGCTTCAGTAGGGCAATTACCTTTAGAGTATGCTAATTTAGGAATGAAGACAGGTGGTATGTTAAGTAATGCAGCTATTATGGGTTCTAGATTTATGTCAGGAGCTTCATTAACTAATGCTAATGCTACAGCAGGTAGGTATGGTGGGTTTGCAAACGCAATAAATAGTTTTAGAGGCTCTAATCAACAATCATCATATAATCCAAAAGCACAGCCTAAAGGCACTAAATTTCAATTTGAGTCTGGAGCTTTAGCGACAGATAGACATTATAATAGAAACAGGATATAGGAGATAAGTAATGGGAATGTTTGATTTTAACCCTAACGATGTATCAGTAGCTACTTCTGAAGGATACACAAGTGCGCCTATGCAATTAGCTTTTTCTGGTGCAGGTATGATGACTAAGAATATAGGCAAGATGGCAGGGTTTCAAGATGAAGAAGATTTATTAAAAGAAATATATGAAACTTCTGACTTTAGTACTAAGGCAGGAAGAGATGCTGCTATAGAAAGAATAAGAGTAGTAAGCCCTGAAAAAGCTGAC